ACGGCTGGCAATACGTTCAGCTACTATTGCGGTTCTGCTCAAGTTTTATTGGACGTGCAATGAAGTGCAACGTTGCGCAGCAAACCGAAGGGCGATGCAATCGCCCGACCATCCAACGCCCGAAAGGGCGTTTTTTTTTGTTTTTGAAAAAGGAAAAACGCTATTTTTGCCGCGTCGTAGCGTCCAAGTCCGGCATAGTGACCGAGACCTCCGAAGGCGCGAGGACAAAGTTCCCTTAAAGTGGAACGAGGGTGATGGGCGAGTCGGTGTCCGTTCAGGCAACAACGCGAACAACAGCAATCTGTCGGCGCGGTATCTGAATGCGAACAACACGGCTGGCAATACGAACAGCTACTATTGCGGTTCTGCTAAAGTTGGGTAGGGCTGTCACATCCTGGCAGCCGAAAGAATATCCGCCCGTCACCCGTGCCCGGAAGCGGCAGACATACAAGACCAGCCGACGAGCCTGCGGGTGGAGGTCGGTGGCAAGGTTGGGCTGAAATGCCCGGTGCTTGCCGACTGCTCAAACTTGACATTGAGCCATGAAAGTGACAAAGGACATAGTGCTTGCCGCGATGACCAATGCGGCCAAGGGCCACAGCGATAAGCGAGATGTGGAACGCATGATGGCCAACGCCGACGCATACGCGAAAAGCATACTCGCCTCGATTGCCAGCGGCGAGTACAAAAACCAGCTTCACTATCGCAATCTAAAAAAGAAAAACCCCAACGGAAAAGTGCGACGAATCAATTCGCCTTTTCTTTTCACTTTCGTCTTGCAGCACGTTTTCAAGCTGCTTGCCCAGCCAATGTACGACTGGCACGACAACTACAACGGCATCAACTGCAAGCCAGGCTGTGGTATTACCTCTTCGGATAAGGCCAACTCGGTCGTCCACCGGCTGAAACACCTGATGTACGACCGGCTCGACCTTAATTGGTGCGTCTTCATTGACCAGCGCAAATGCTACGAGCACATCACACCCAAGATTTTCAGAAGGGAGTTCCGCAAATTGACTGACGACCGCGAACTGGTGGAGTTCGGGATTGCTGTCTGCTTCGTGGACGGGAAGCTGCCCATCGGAACGCCGACCTCGCCTTTGATTCACCATATTGTTATGTTGGAGTTTGACCACTGGTGCAAACAGGTCGCGCCGTTCTCTATGCGCTATGCCGACGACTGCATATTTGCCACATACACCAAGGAAGAGGCTAATCAAATAAAATGGCGGGTGCAGAACTTCTGGTGGTATGAGTTGCAGATCAGGGCCAAGGCATCGGCCATCAGGCTGCAACCGCTGACCAAGGAGGTGTCGTTTTGCGGCTATATTGTCCGCCGTAACCCTGACAAGGGCGTAGCCGACCACAACAAGGGTTACACGACGCTCCGTCAGAACATACGCGCCCGCGCCTCACGATGCAAGAAGGACGACTCGTGGGCGAGCTATTACGGCCTTCTGCGCCATGCGGACGGCTACAACCTAATGAAGAAAATAGAACAGAAAATGAAACTCAGAGAATTAACGCAGAAAATCAGAATCAACAGGAGCCTTGACGCTCCCAATGTGAACCCAAAAGACCTGGCGGGGAAACAGTTCACTATCTATGACTATGACATCAAGAGCGACGGCAAGGGAATGCCTAACTGGATCAAGTGCCTCATCGGTATTGAGGAAAAGGACGAGGAGGGCAACCCGACAGGAAGGATGAAGGCTTTCGAGTTCCACGGCAGCTACATGTACATCGTGGAGTTTATGGCGATGGCAGAGCGCACTTTTGGGAAAAAGAACATGCTACCCTTGGAGGAGATGGAGATTGAGAACCAATGCGGCTACATCTTCAAAGGCAGCACGAACCAGATGGAGTATATCGGTGATAGTGGCGGTCAGACCAGTCTTTTCACCAATTCCTGAGCGGCTTGCGTAATATTGCGCTGGACTACGGCCTCGGCACGACGACGCACCTCCGGGTGGTCGCCGAGGAACTGGCGTTGGGGAATCTGGATTTTTGAGCCGACCTTCATCAGGGCCATCCATTTCCAGGCCTCATCCTTTGTGGCCTTGTGCTTGTACCAGAAGAATTTCTTCATCCTTGCGGTGACTGTTATCGTGCCGCCGTAGTTGTGGATGGCGGCGTAGCGCTCGGAGGTTTCCCAAACCACGCTGTCGGTGTCAACACGGCAGCGGATCGATCGGCGGAGCTTGCCGGTCTGCATGAGCAACGAGCCTTTGCCGTTCATCTTGCGAGGCGGCCATGGCTTGTCGAAGAATGCCTTCCGTTGGAAGTTGCGGTCGAACTCGTCGGAGAGATCCACGCGGAGGTCGTTGAGGATTTTGCGCTTGAGGTCGGTCATTTTTTCATTTTTTTATTCAAAACCCTTGCAATTAAGAAAATAATCGTATTTTTGCGGTTGCTTTATCTGTAAAACAAAATGCCTCATCTTGTAGACAATAGAAAACCTGTGCCGTTTGAGTGCGAGCAATGTGCCCATTTTATTGAATGGTGCAAATGCAAGGCTTTTGACACCATCCCGATTGAAATCATCTTTGACGCTGAAAAACACAGCCAAAAGATAGACGGGCAAAAAGGCGACTATGTTTTTAAGGCCAAGGCTGAACGCCAGTTCACCAATGTTTATGAGGTAGCCTGACATCATTTTTTCCATTTCGTTTTTTTGACTATCAAATCACCGACGCTTTTGGCAATAGGACGTGGGTTGGGATTGTTGAGGTACTCACTCCAGGCCTCGGCAATAAATTCGGCTTTTGGATTATAGTCAGGTGTCGTTTTTGATTGCATGTAAGCGTATTCCGAAAGATTGTCCTTAATATAGGCTTTGCCTTGTTGTTCTGCATCTGTAAATATCTTTAGGAATTCCGCTTCAGACCGTAAGCCGAGAGTTTCGTCAATCTTGTGCCCTAATTCATGGTCGAAAACTGACTTGACGGTATTGCAACCTTCAGGGTGCCATTTTGCTTTTAAGTCAGAGTCAAGCGTTTTTTTCACTTTGTCACCTTTGTAGTTTGCATTGAAGGCAACACCATTCAAATCGAACTTGGTGCTTGGTGCAGAATAGGCGTAGGCGTTGGAAGGAATGGATGCGTAACTATTGGCATAACTTCTCGCCGTTCTTTGGATTGTTGCATCAGGAAAGGTCGGATACTTGGTCTTCAGTTCCTGATAGAATTTGTCGTAGAACAGTGCTTTACGTCCTTGCATTGATCCGACAAAGTTGATGTGTTTTTTAAGGTCTGGATACTTGTCGAGGTGTGTGGCAACACTGCTATATATATCCTGAATCTGGGGAATGTCTTTTTTTGTGAATCCTTTGAAGTTGCAGGTCACACCGAGATTTTGTGCAATCTCCTTTTCGGCTTCGGCCACTGTTTTTGCCTTCAACTGATACGGATTGTTAGGTGTGCTTGCAGCTGTGGTCGCAGCCTTGCCGACGGCTTTCTTTGCGCCAGCAGGTGCCTTGAAATACGGGTGCTTGGGCGGGAACACCTTGCCAGCCTTGCCCGGATTGAAGCGGAACATTTCGGCCTTGTTCTGGCCGTTCTTCCCTATCTGTGTGGTGGCGCGTTCGCCGGCGGCGCAGGCCTGGTCTGAATCGCTGGTCGGGTACTTGTCCTTCAGCACCTGGACAGCGGTGCATCGGCAGTTCCATCCGTTGGGCGGGTAGTACTCGTTCCAGAACTTGTCTGAAGGTGGTAGTGTTATCCCCTCAAGAGCGGCGTGTTCGGGGCGCACAAGGCCGTCCATTGCCGTTCTATATTGCAGGTCGTATTCGTCACCGTCTCGCTCTATATCGGCCCATTTCGCGGCCATTTGGGTGCTTGCCGTGGCGAAGTTGTACTCGGCATAAAGCCAGTTCTGGTTGTAGGAGGCATCAATGGCCTTCACATCCTGAAGGAAGCGGTCGAAAGACTTGAAGCCGCCGTCCTCGTCCTTCAGCAGACGCGAGGCGTCATTCATTTCGTGGTAGGTCTTGAAGCCGGAGAAAAGGAAGATGTTCTCGTCCAAAGCACGGGCCATTTCATCGGGGATGTTTCGTTCAAGATGCCCCAGTTCCTCGGCCAAAACGTCATGGGTGGCGTTCATCAGCGCGATGGGCTCTGGCTCCGTGAGCATGTCAGGTGTGAAGGCTTTCTTCGAATGGAGCCATTTTACGGCATCTTGAAACGACGTTGAAACCTTATTAAAACGGTTTTTATCGCCGTTTGAAAGTTGTGTAGGTTGCGTTGGCAACGCAACAGACGGGACGGATTGGCCGTATAGGTCATTCAAAGCTTTGTGCAGCCCCTCATAGAAGGGGCTCAGGCGAAAAAATTGAAGTTCCCCGCCTTCAGTGCACCATTGCCATCATCGGAGCCGGTCGGATTCATGCGCGGCCTGGTTATTTCCATACCGAAGGTCTGCTTGAGCCATTCCACGTCGAATTCGTAATAGGCCGAAGCCTGATACACCATGTCCCATAGTTTCTCGGTGTCGGTGGCCTTGGCAAACTCGAAGCGGAGGCCTGTGGGGATGATGCCGAGGCTCTCCATGGCGGGAATGGCTGTCTTGTTGATGTAGTAGGCGATTTTGCGCTTGTCGGCCTCGACTACGATTTCCATGAGGTCGGTGGAGGCTTCCTCCTTGGATCGGTTGCCGTGCTCGGTGTCCTGGCCAAGGACGGCCCCAAGGTTGAGCAGGGAGATTTGCTCGTCGCAGGTGGCGATGAAGTTCTTGTATACGTCGCCGTTGGTGTTGCTGGCCTGTGCGAACTCAAACTCTTCCTCGGTGTCAATGATGAAGTAGGCGGCAGCACCTATCTCGCGCATCATGGCCTCGGCACGGTTGAGCATGTCGGTGTCCTGTGTGTTGGTCTTCAGGACGCGGGGCGGTATGCCGTATATCTCGCACAGCTCGCTCCAGCAGCTGAGGGCGAACTTCTTCATCAGGACGTAGGGTACAGCCTTGTTGAGGATGCCGAGGTCGGAACGATCAGGGCAGAACTCAAGCACCCACTTGCCGAAGTCGGGACGGTCGCGGTACTGTTCGGACTCGCTGCCATAGACATCGGGATAGAACCTGCCTGTGGCGGGCGACACGTTGGTGCGTGGCACCAATTCAAGGTCGGGGTCGCCCACCTTGTCGAATGTGAATTGGACGAGGCTCTGGTTGTAGAATTGGGATTCGACGATGAATTTCACCAGCTTGTCGAAAAGGCCGTTGTCCTTCAATAGGTTCATTGTTTCCTCGTCGTTTTTGTCGCCTTTCTTGAGGCTCCAGTCGGCGGATTGCGATTTGCCGATGCGGAGGTTGATTTGGGAAGTCATCTTGGCATCAAGCATAACCTCGTTGTACAGCACCTGAAGACGGTGCTGCTTGGGTTCGTCGGCAAGGGTGGCTTCAAGCCGTGCTGTGCGCCAGTCGATAATGTCACGCCGGACAATGGACTCCTGACGGCGGATGACGCGGAGGACTGTCTGCTTTTCCTTACGGCTCAAAGCCTCTTCCTGAGCCGGTTTCTTTTTGAATAAGTCGAATATAGCCATGGTGATCAATAATTGTGTTGGAACTTTGGATTGGAGCCGAAGCGCGACTTGATGACGGGGTTGCCCTGCCCGTCGGTGGCGATGGGCAGCGTGGGCGTGATGGAGCCTGCGGCCACCTGCTTGAGGAAGTCGATGACGCGGTCATAGCGTTCGCGCCACTGCTCGTATATGATTTCGGAGTTGGAGAGCCGGATGAGGTTCCACACAGCAATGACCTTGGTGTCCTCAAGTATGAGCGGGTCGCGGTCGTTGCCGGTGGCGGCAAAGATGGTGGCCACGTCGTAGCGGCTGGCCAGGTAGGATTTCATTTCGCTGACGGCGGCCTCGATGCACTGCTGTACGGTGGCGTCGTCGTTGGCCGATATGTCATTCATGACATGCTCATAGATGACGGTTTGCATTTCTTCTACTGTGATAAACATCAATATTTCCAGTTTTTGCGGCGGCCTACCACATAGCGGCTGTCGCTGGTTCGTACTCTGTTGCTTAGTTTATAAATTGCCGATTCAAGCGCGTCGGGAAGGTCGTCATGCACCTTAGAGCCTTTCTCGAAGCCCAGCAGCTGGTTTTCGAGCACCTCAAATCCCTGGTCGCCCTCGTAGTCCTCGTTGAAAATCACGTCGCCGCGCTGGAACAAGGGCTGCATGGCCTCAATGCGCCCGAACTTGTCCGGCTTGTTACGATTGTCGCCTGTAATTGGTATCTGGACACCAACCTCCTCACCGACACGGCGGAACTCGTCGAGCAGCATGTCCTGCATGAAGTTGGCCTCCATATAGTATTTAAGAGGTGTGTCGCCCACGAAGTCGCGTATTTCGTAATGCCAGCCAACCATGACCGACACTTTGGTCTGGTCGCCGAAGGCACGCAGCACATGGTATTTGCCTGTTTTGGTGAGACCGACCAGGACGGTACCCTTGTAGTCGTTCTTTGTCGATGACTTCCACGACGGGTCGGTGTAGGCGACGATGGCCCGGTACTGGCGCAGGGGCAGCATCTTGCCGTAGTGGATGTCCTTTTTCTCGAAGATGGTTCCCTCCTCGATGGGGTTGTTCATGTACTCCTTCTGGAAAAGGCGGTCGCCTATTTCCTTGCGGATGTCCTCTACCTCCTTCTTGGTGAAGTTCTCCTTCCAGGTCGGGTTGCCGTTCTTGTCAAGCATATTGACCACGGTGTGGTGGAATCCGGGCCGCTTGACGATGTTGCCAAGCACGGTGTCCTTTCCGATGCGGTTGCCCACGATGACAAAACGGCCACGGCCTGCGTCCATCGTTCCGTAAAGTGCGGACAGGCACCAATCAGTGACTTTCTTCACGCGAGCCGGATTCAGCACCAGTTCGTCATCGTCGATGTCGTCGATGACGATGTAGTTGGCGCGGCGACCCGACTTCTTGATGCCACGGGGCGACTGGCCGCGACCCAAGGCAATGAACATGGAGCCGTCGGAGGTGGTGAAGCGTCCATCGCTCCAGATGCCATCGCCCTTCCCAATGCCAAAGTCGGCCTTGTAGAGTTCGTTGTTCTCCAACTCGGCCTGAAGGTCGGCAAGCAGCTGCTTGGCCGCATCCAGCGACTTCGACACCAGGATCATGGTGAGCGGCATGTGGTCTTTTTGCGCAAGAATCCACATTGGCTCAATCATGGAAATGTGGGTGGATTTGGCATGGCCACGCGCCCACTCAAAACCTGCACGGGCGCGGTCGTTGTTCAGGACATAGTTCGCGGCTTCTTTTTGGAACTTCGCCGTGGGCTTGGTGGCGATATGGGAAAAATAGGTCTCGACAAACGCGCCATAGTCCTTTCTGGTTTTTGCCACACGCTTCTCGCGTTCGAGTATCGAGGCGTTGTCGTTACCCGATGAATGGCGTGTCCGTTCCTGGATAAAGGCACACAGAGCCTGCCATTCTGCTTCCTGTTGTTTGCGGCGGTCTGCTTTTGCCATGGTCAGCTGCGGTTGTTGATGTGGTTGATGTACTCCTGATGGAGCCTGTTGATGGTGGCGAGGATTTCGGGCGTGATGCTATTGTCGGTCTTGGAACGCTCAAGGAGCCAACGGTCAAACGAGGTGAACACATCGATGACGGTGGCGCGGTTGACGGTGTTGGCCACGCGCTCGGCACTGGCCATGATCTTGACCACATTGTCCGAAAGTTTGGTGACGGCATCGATGTTGTAGTCCGGCTTGCCGATTTCCGCTATGATGGCCTCCGTGATTTTCTTTGCGGACAGCATCAGCGAATTGGCAAGCTCGACGCTTGAGGTCTTTTCCTCGGCAAGCCGGTCCTTCCAACCATCGGCATTGACCCACCGGGATACGGTCGCCTCCGTGATGCCGTATTGGTCGGCGATTTCCTTTTGTGTATAGCCCGCCATGAAAAGCCGGTAGGCTTGGGCCTTCTTTGCGGCCATGTCTTTTCTGTTGCTCATGGTGATGAAATTGATTTTTGCGCTGCAAAAATCAGTATAAGTGGCTGGCCGCCAAAAAAGAATGTAAAGACTTTACACTCTTTTTGCAGGGGTGTGCGAAAGGCGGCACTTTTGCACCGTCAAAAACGGAAAAAGACAATGAAACGGATTGTTATCAGCGACGAAAGCATCAACAGCTACGGCTTCTGGGTGGTGACCGACGGTATCGACACCGCCGCCTTCCAGAAGAACCCCGTGATGCTTTGGAACCACAACCGCGACGGCCACGGCACCGTCAACGCCCAGTTGCCCATCGGTTTCTGGAAAGACCTGCGCATGGAGAATGGTGTCTTGACGGGTGAGCCGGTATTCGACGAAAAGGACGAGTTCGCCTTGAAGATCAAGCAAAAATACGAGTCGGGCATACTGAACGCCTGTTCCATGGGCTTCATGCCTCTGGAATGGAGCGATGCCCCTGAAATGCTGAAGGAAGGCCAAACGGTGGCCACGGTGACGCGCTGCCGCCTGTTGGAAGTCTCGATCTGCGACATACCGTCAAACGCCAACGCCACGGTGGTGCTTTACGACGAGAACAGCAAGACTATTAACCTGTCCGACTTGCCGAACAAGGCAATAGGGCCTAAAATCAACCATATCAACATGAAGGAAATCGCACTGAAACTGGGTCTGGCGGAAAACGCCGACTCAAAGGCTTGCGTGGATGCCATCCAGCTGAAGGATGACAAGATCGCCGCGCTGAAGACCGAGAACGCGACGCTGAAGGCAAAGGTGCAAGGTTTTGAAAAATCCGAAGCCGAGGCCAGAAAGCAGGAAGTGACGAAGCTGCTTGATGACGCGGTGAAGACGGGGCGCATCGACGCGACGACCAGACCGCAATTCGAGAAGCTTTTTGAGCTTGACCATGAGGGCACCAAGACCGTGTTGGCCTCGCTGCCGGAAAGGACACCAATGGAAGCCAAACCCGTTGGATCGGGTGATGGCGACCTGTGCAAGATGAGTTGGGACGAGCTTGACAAAGCCGACCGCCTATTTGAGCTGAAGACGAAGTACCCCGAAATCTACCAGCAGAAATTCAACGAGAAGTTCAACAAAAAACACTAAAACGATGGCACTACAGAAAGAAATCTGGCTCAGCAGCATTGTTGAGCCGC